CACTTTTCTTGCAGCAAAGCAACAAAGAATCAGGTTCTCAACCAAGGCCGCTAATGAGGAGATGCTTTTGGACCAAGCCGAGTTTGGTAACTTCTGTTGGGAGGCTTTCAGACGTTATATGGGTTGGGAGAATCCAGTGTCTTTTGATGACTTGGAATATTCTAAGGCCATAGAGGCTTTTCAGTTTCGCCGAGGCGAAAGGTCTGTGGCTCTTAAGAAACAATCCTTAAATCGGGTGGACCAAGAAGGGGTCATAACGACTATGAAAACTCAACAAAAGCTTAAAGATCGCGGTTTTGAGTGTGCCAAAGCTGGCCAACCTATAATGATTCACTCGGACCAGTACCTTTTTGAGTTTGGTCCTGCTGGAGTTTATTTGCTAGATAAGCTCCTGGCTGCCAGTCCGGACTATTGGTACTTTCACGCCAAACGTACACCCGAGGATATCGCAGCGTGGGTCGCAAGGAGTTTTCCGATTGGGGCTGAGTTTGAGATGAATGATCAAAAGGGCCAGGACCAAGCAGCCCAAGGTTGGGCCGTGAAGTTCTTTTCGAACCTGCTGACTTGGTTTTCTTTTCCTCCAGACTTTGTTAAGGCTTTTGAGGCTGAGAAAGTCGATAAAAGGACTATGGGGAAAGTCTTAGCCATAATGACTGATTCAGGTGAGGTATGGACTTATCTGTTGAACACGACGTCTTCCGCTGCACGCGAATGTGCTATGTTTGGTCTTCCACCAGGAACTCCCATGGCAAATGGGGGTGATGATACCTTGAGGGCTGTTGTGGGTGACACAGTTCCTGCTTACAATCGCTTTAAAGATTTGGACCCATGTGAGGATAATCGTTTCCGATCATGTCGAGGAGAGTTTGTCTCTTTTATCGTAAAACAAGGCATTTTGTTTAAGGACCCCATAATTTTGCTTAAGCGTTTTTTGGTCAAGTTAGCAATGGGCGATGGAGATAATGCCGTCTTGGGTTATTTCCATTTGTGGGCCTTCAATTATGCTAAAAGAGATAGACTTGCTGAAGAATTTGATGAGGAGGAGTTGGAGGCTCATCAACTCATGACCCGCTTAATGTTTAACTTACGCAAAGAGGGCATTAGCATTAAGCCCAATTGGTCTCTATTGCGCTTAGATGGTGAGGCGCACGAGGAACGAGTTCTTTGGGACGATTGGGATTCAGGTGGGATTATCGATAAGCTTTATGACACTTTGCAGGCCCCTTTGGATTTAATTAAGTTGCCTTCTATATTTGAGTATTCCAGAGTTCAACTGGAAGCTTTATATATGGAATAAACCTCCAAAGGTTGCTTTCAACATTATTATGACTGAGACTATAAGTCGTGACGCGCCGAGTTTGACATCTACTGCTCCTATTGAACCAAATATTAGTACAAGTCACGCTTTTACTGATATTATCCATGTAAATTTCGGGTCTGAGACCAAAACCTTTTCTGATACTATTGAGGCTCTTGTTGGAGATGAGTTGAAGGGTTGTGGCCGTGTTGATCTTGTTGCACTCAATTGTAAATGCATTGCCACTAAGGCTGGTCAATCTATCAAGATTGGATTTTGTGAGAATGGCGCCTCTGTTTCAATAAACCAGGTTGCCTTGAAGCAAAATGGTCTTTTCCATGTTGCCAATGCTTATACAGTTGGTGTTGAGATTGTTCGTTCTTTAACACCAGAGGATACTTTGAGTTTACAAATTAGACCCGTTTCAGCTTTCTTACCTACAACTAAGTTGATGGTAGAGAAGTCTGATGGGGCTGTTTTGAACATTGAAGTTCAGCTGGTTGTTCGAGGGATGAGGACGAAATATGTTGATTTAAAATGATTAAAGATTGTGATATTGCCTATGTGGCAGAAGATCTTAATCATGGTTTGTCAACGCCTCCCGTTTCTGAGAGAGCTGTTTCACCTATTCATATTATTTCTGAAGTTTCTTTTATATTGAACAAAGAGCGGCGCTCTTTTCCTTCTGGCACGAAAATTGATGTTGATAATTTCAGCTATAAAGGCTTGATTGTCAAGATCAGTTTAACTCAAAGGTCTTGGATTTTGCCAAGAGATTTTAACACAGGGGCTTTTACGCCTTTTGTGGTAAATGAGGAAACCAGACTTTTATTTGAACATTACCATTTTCAATTTCCGAATGATGATGCTTTTATTTTCTTTTTAACTTGACCATTGGTCGAGTAGGAAATTTTAACTACGGTTAAAAAAAAAAAAAAAAAAAACACGCGAGACCCGAAGAGCA